CATTAACAGTGTCTGTAGCGGAACTAAGTCTTCGTCCAGCAGTTACTGCGATAGGAACACCGAATCCATATCCGGGGAAGGATTCTCCTGCTACCGAAGCAGTATTTCCTGCGGACGTACCTTGTATTAGAATTCCTCTTACTGTTCCATCAACACCATATGAATCATCCGCCATTGCACCCTGAAGACGAACACTACCAGTCACTTCAACAGGAACACCATCCACAACACCTTCAATTGCACCAGAAATACCTATTGGAGTATTGCCGTTTGTAGACCCAGCAACAGCGATGAAATGCGTCTGTCCATAGGTGGTTCCGCCTGGAACTTTTCCTATAAAGTTAGTGATTGCAATATTTGCGTTAGTTTGTCCTGAGATCTTACCAGTAAATTCAAGGGGACCAGTTTGTCCTGCCAACTGAACGGGGAAAGGATCTGAGAGAGTTACTCTCTTACTTCCATCCTTGTCCCCCCATACTAGTTTTGAAATGGGTACATGTGACGCAGTGAACCCTCCTGGTCCACCATGACCAAAGTCTGTTGCCATTGAAGCAGTATTTCCACTGATGTCGATATTGATATTGTTGTTGGTATCTGCCATTAATCATCCCCTAGAGATAAGATTGTTTTTACTTGTTACTCTATATATAAGAACCACTTGACATAGTGATCTGAGTGTTGTATAATTTGATAAACACATTATTACAAAAGGAGAAATTATGCTGTTTGACAAAGAAACTCAGAACGTATTTATCAGAGAAATAGAAAAATATGTTGAATCCAAAGGCGGAACATTCATTGACGCCACTCTATCATTGTGCGACACCTATGGAATTGAACCTGCAATTGGTGCAAAGTACCTTACAAAGCCTATTATAGAGAAGATCAAAGAAGAAGGAATTGATATTAATATTCTTCCAAGAAATAACACCACAAAATTACCTGTTTGATCTTGACATTTGTGTTTAGTGTTGTATAATTAGGATATAAATAAAGAGAGGTAGGGAGTTCCTACCATACTACAGAACACGGGAGTTCCGTGTAAGCAATAAAGGAGACATATATGTCATTTGCTGATTTTAAGAAGCGGTCGCAGAACAACATCAACGACCTAACCAAAAAAATGGAAGAGATGAACACCAAGGATTCCTATAAGGATGATCGATTCTGGCGTCCTGAATTGGACAAGTCCAGTAATGGATTCGCAGTAATTAGGTTCCTTCCCGCAACCGATGGAGAAGATCTTCCATGGTCAAAGTACTACTCCCACGGATTCAAGGGTAAGGGTGGATGGTTCATCGAAAACAGTCGAACTACCCTCGGACAGAAGGATCCTGTTTCAGAAATGAACTCTGAACTCTGGAATAGTGGAAACGAAGCAGACAAGGACATTGCACGACAACGAAAGCGTCGTCTCCATTATGTTTCAAATATCCTCGTTGTTAGTGATCCTGCTAACCCACAGAACGAAGGTAAGGTATTCCTCTACAAGTTCGGTAAGAAGATCTTTGACAAGATTCAGGAAGCAATGCAACCTGAGTTTGCTGACGAAGAGGCAATCAATCCCTTTGATTTCTGGAAGGGTGCGAACTTTAAGTTGAAGGTACGTAAGGTTGCTGGATTTATCAACTATGATAAGTCTGAGTTTGAAGGATCTTCTATTGTTCTGGGTGGAGATGATTCTGCACTTGAAGATCTCTGGAAGAAGGAGTATCCTCTGAGTGAGTTTACCGACCCTTCCAACTTCAAGTCATATGATGAACTGAAGAAGCGACTCAATGAGGTTATTGGTGGGGATATTCGTTCAGAATCACCAACCGACACACCTACCGCAGAAACCACTAGTTTTGTTGATGTGGATAAACCTACATCAACACCTGAAGTTTCTACGGAGGGTCATGAAGAGACTGATGCACTTAGTTATTTTGAAAAACTTGCGAGTGAGTGATAAGTAATACTTCTTGGAGGAGAGGGGGAGAGGCGTTAAGTCTCTCCCCTTTTCTTTTATCCCATTTTTGATCGCCAGCGAGGAAGTGAAACATTCATTGTGTCGTTAAACCGAAGTTTCTGTCCACCCTGTGCTGATGTAGGTGGTGCTGATTGGGTTTGTTGTCCTGCTTGGTTGATTACTATAGGTCCGGTACTGGGTGCATCCTGAGATGCAGTGTTTGCTTGTTGAGATGTCTTCTTATCCGCATTCATCATCAATTTTTCATTTGCCATCTGAGATAGTCCCTTTGTAGAACTTTCTTTTATTACATCTACCTTCTGTATTCGCTTCTGTGTCTCTTCTATGACATTAGTTTTAGCAAGAATGTCTGGTAATTTAGAAGGAGATATTACCATTTCACCTTCACTCTTACCACTTGGTGATTTTGCGTCACCAATCTGTGCAACAGTCGGATTTTCTACGAATCCACCCAAGGCCAGTGAAGGGATTTCAGTTTGCTTACTGAACACAGTCGAAATGTTTGGAATAATAGACTCGGCAGTTTTTGAGTTTATGACTTTAGACACATTTTCGTAGTTTGTGTTGCTAATAGAGTTTTTGTTCACCAGATTGTGCATCAACATACTCTTTTTAAACACATTTTTAATACTATCGCTCGAATTATCGACAATTCCATGCAATTTCATGCTTGAACTTGTAGTTTTGTTGATTTTTTCGATTCTGTTTAGTGTGTTGCTAATAGAGTTTTCTATTTTATTACTTGATGATCGAGTATTCTCTGATTTTTCGGGTATAGTCGGTGTTTTTGCGTTCCGGACTACCACATTTTCAGTTTTATTGTTGATTACAGTCTTTTCAGGTACTGCCTTGATATTCTCGGTGATTACAGTCTTTTCAGGCACTATCTTAGTGTTGTTCTTGTTGATTACAGTCTTTTCAGGCACTATCTTAGTGTTGTTCTTGTTGATTACAGTCTTTTCAGGCACTATCTTAGTGTTGTTCTTGTTGATTACAGTCTTTTCAGGTACTACTGTGGTGTTCTTGTTGCCAATAATGGAAGTTTCGTGTTTTATGGGTTGTGTCTCTGGGTTTTGAGACATTATGTTCGTGGTGTTATCATTATTTACCACTCTCGTTTCTGGTACTGTTTTCTCTGTAGATTTTATTATAGTTTTTTTGGTGTTGTTTGCTATCGTTCTCAACTTATCCTTGACCGGCAAAAATCTTTCAATGATTTCAGTTTTGCTTGAAGATGGAATCATTGCGAACTGTGTGCTTTTATGAGAAACACCTCGTCTTAGTAAAAGCGAGTTTACCTTATGACTAATATCATCTAATGCCTTTTTGAACGAGGGATGGTGATATTCTGCTTTATTTGTTATAGTTGCCTCAGGAGTAGATGCTGTGGGTGGTTCTACAGATGAGGAATTCTTAGGCTTTATAACATCGGGAATTTGTGTTTTTACTTTGCTAGGAGACACCTGTACATTCTTTAAAAAATAATTCAACTTGGGTGTATTCTTTTTTATTGAATCAAGTTTTTTATCTTTATCTTTCATGGGATCCTTACTTAACCGAATGGTGTACCTTTAGAACTTCTTTGTCTTTCTATCTCTGCTACCTGTATCTTTTCGTTCTCTACTTCTATATATTCTATCAATAGTGCCAAGTAGATATCTCTTTCCCACGGAATCATAGTCTCAAGATCAGACAAGGAATATTTGTGGTGTTGCATCAGTTGGAAATTTAATCTATAATACTCTACCAAACCAACGTGGCAGAGTCCTATGCGAAAAAATCCGAGAGACCGCTCAACACCACCTCTCTCGCTTCTCCGTCTGATGTTTTATATTCTACTGTATGTTCTAGTTTGGGTGCTGTTAGAAAGAAATCTAAAACTCTATCGAACTGATCCTTTGTCATATTATCGACAAAATCCTGTACTTCGTTTTTTGATAATTCCTTTGTTCTTATAGTTTCTTCTTGTGTTTCTATTGTTTCAATACAGTCAACTATAAGATCATAAAAACTAAGAGGATCTTCATAGTCAATTTTCCTGTCTGCAAGAATGTTTATTGATGGATATGTCATCGTTAGCATAAGATTATCTTTTAATTCTATCTTGTTCGTATGTTTTTTGTCTGTGATTATCTTTATTTCGGCTAGATTTATCAAGAGAGTAACTTCTTCACCTGTATATGGACATACTATGGTGGGGTTTACTACCTCACCTACGGACTTAGCACGTAAATTGATGAACATATATTCGATGTCGAAAATTGGGAGGTGTCCCGCATTTGATATGCTATCAAAACAAGACTCGATTACACCTTTAATTGCGACCAGCATGGAAGTTTCACCACCGCCAGTTTCTTGTGCCTGCAATAACACCTTTTCTTCTTTTACCAGAAATGGTCTAAATTCAATGTTCTTCTTGGTAGAAGGTTGCTTTAATTTGTATCGAGGGACGCTACTTTTTAACAGAGATGATAATGAACTCATAATTTATTCCTTATTGTTTATATTGGAGTCTTGTATCCAGATGCAGGTATTTCAACATTATATGATCTGTACTGGAAAGAAACTTGAAGTCTGGTGTAGGCGTTTACCATAGAATATCCAAGTTCGACGGGCATAATCATCGATGGATATACTTCGTCAAATGTAAATATTGCTGTGGGTGTTCCTGATAGATCTTCGCACGATATTTTAAGAACACCATCACCAACCGTCTCATAGGTTGAAGTGTTGTCTGAGGGATTTACTATGGTGTCCATCCATTTTTCTAGAATGGCGCGTTCGCTCCAGTCCTTTGAGACGGGGAATGTCATTACCACAGCACTGTCGTACTTATTTCTTACAGGTACGCTTCTGGTAGGTCCGTAGA